TCCTACAAAGTTGTAGAATTCACGGAATCCAGATCCTGTTTCAATGTCAGAAAATCTTTCACCATACTCACCTCTTGCAGAACCTTTTCTAAAGAATTTTGTTCCTTTAGCTAGGTACTTGTTATCTAAAACAGCAGAGTTGTTATTGTTAACTAATTGAACTGTGTACACAAAACCGTCACCAGCTGGAATGATATCATCCGCAGTGATGTACAATTCTAGTCCATTATACTTATCATAAGTAATAATGTCACCATGTCCAAAAGTTCTCTTGTTGATCTTGATCTTAAATGTAGTTCCATCAATACCTTTGTTTGCGTTAGCAGGTTCAATGTCAGCCACAATATAAGGAAGATCCTGTGCAATAGGAGTCTGCCACTTGTACTCACCTCTAGCGTTATCCACAAGTATTGTATTCTTTCCACCAAAAGAAGCCATTTGATATAAAGGCATTTCTACCTTTTGGGTCATTGCCCATAAATCAATTGGTCCCATATCCATAGGCTCAGAGTTACCAAGCATCTGGGTAAGGTGATAAGAATCAACATGTGAACTTGCTTTATAGCTTGTATCACGTAGGAAAATCCCATTATTTAAAACTGGAGTTGCCATAATTTTTGATTGTTTTGATTAATAATTAATTTCAGTTTATATATTTAATGTTAAATTAAATTCTTTTAAAAATGTTGTTTGCTCTAGGTATCTTTCTTTTAGCAGTTCTTTTTGCTTCTGGTTCTTTATCTTTAACTCCTAAAGATGTAGTACCACCAGCATTAGATTGTTCTGTCTTAAGTTTTCTTACCGTTTTCTCTATAGTTTTCTGTGCACCAATGCTCATAATTTTTTGTTTATATCCCTCTGGATCTTGCAATAACCATAAAGCCTCAGATATTAAACTATAGTTTGGCTCAACAAATTGATACTTTTCAAGTAAGTGTCCTAATAAATTAGTATTCTTTCCACTAACAGAAGGATAAGAAGGCTGTACTAAACCATTATATAACATAGCCTGTGTTTTCTTATCTATCTTTATTTCATTAATAGTCCCTCCTTTTAAAGTCTCATATACGTTTTTCATATATTGCTGAGATGCTTGTTCTTGTTGTTTCTTCTTCATCTCTTGTTCTTGAAGTTTTCTAGCAACAACTTTTTCTTGCATCTTATCTAATTTTGGTTTGAACTTTAATGCTTGTTGTTCAAGCTTTCCTAGATCTTTCCAAATTTCTATTTCTTCAGCAATCTCTTCTGTAGTACCATATCCTGTTGCAGATAAGTATTCTACAATAATTCTTTCTTGGTCACTTGGTTTTTTGACATTTAATTGTCTGTTCTCTTCTACTTGTGACAATGTAGCAAACATGCCTTTTAAATCAGTCCCTCCATCTGCAACATATCTTGCTGCTATCTGAAGTTCTTGTGGCAAACTTTCAAAGAACTTTTTTGGAGTTTCTCTTCTTACTTCATTAGCTTTTTCTTCTAAGTTAGCTTGAATAAGCTCCTCCCAATCTTTAGCGGAATATTCCTCTAAAGGTTTATCATCATCAAAAGGAACAATCTTATCTTCTTTAATAAGCTTTGAGAAAACATCACTTATTCCCTCAATCTTTTTTCTTCCTCTCTTCTCTTTCTTTTCATCTTCTTCAGTTACTTCATCTATTGAATTAATAACCTCATCAATGTTAACTTCTTCTTCTACTTCCTCAGCTTTAACTTCTGGCTCTTCTGAGTCTTCTTTTTTTTCTTTAGTTTCAACTTTAGCATTTAAATCATCTTTATCATCCTCATCCGGATCAGCAAATGAAAAATCAGCTTTACCTGAAGTACCAGAGAAAATATTTTTATTTGGTTTTTCTTCTTCTGGCAAAGTTACATCTGCTCCACTTGGTGCAGCAGAAAAAATTTCATCTAAATTAATATCTAAAGTTTCAACTTTGCTATTCACAGTTTCTGTTTTAGTACTCATAATATTTGTTGGTTTTAATATTAAACATCTATACATATATAATATAAGAATAATCTTTTTAATTAAACTTATAATATTTTAAAAAAAATAAAAGTTTTTAGCAGTATATAGCTAACGCTTATTTTTCTTTATCATTTTCTTTTGAAGACTGGACATCATATTTATTTTTGTTCTCTCTTGCAATATCCAGTTTAGTCTGTGCAATTTCTTTTTGAGCAGCAATCTTTTCTCTTTCAACATCTAGTCTACTGTTTTCCATAGCCATCTTACTAGAAGTCTTTTCTCTTTCTAAATTTAACTGATTATTATATCTAGTAGATTCTTTAATTTGATCCATAGCATCCTGATAATCAGAACGTTTATTCTCATTTATATCTACCATAGAACCATAACCAGCTGCTCTAATCTCTGCCAATAAGATATTATTTTCTCTATCTTTTTGATTTTCTTCTATCTCAACTTGAAGTTTCATTTGCTCTTCTTGTTGCTTAGCTTGAATTTGTTGCTGTTGCAGTTGTTGTTGTTGCTCCATTTCTTGTTGTCTCATCTTCATTTGTCTAGCTTCTGAGTCTTTTAAGATATCAGTAACTTCTGCAATTGAATCTGCTTTGACAATATTACCTAATTCATAGATGCTTGCACCTGTAGTATTATTTGTAAGAGCCATTTGTTTAAGATTTTCTAAAATAGCTCTATGATTAGTTTTAGTTGTTGCAAAAATATTAAAGTCTCTTAGTAATAAATCAGTACCATTTATCATAAAGTTTACTTTTTCTGCTTCTGAAGATATATAACTTAATCTAACACTTGGATTACTACTGTAATAATACTGAGCTAGATCAGTTCTCATTTGATGTACTCTTGGCATAAGTTGATCTGAATGCTGTACAAAATACATCTCTGTTTGAGCATATGACTGTTGCATAGCTTGAACTACACCTGTTGCTGTTTGAGCAGATACAGCCCCTCCTAAACGCTGTGGGTTAACACCTATTGCATCAAAACACTGTTGTTTAAAATAATTAGCAAGTTGAATTCTAGACATTAATCTATTAGTCTGCTCTAAATTAAGCGTTTGGTAATGATTAAAGTTAGTGGCATTCTCAGTATTAGTAATAGATGTATCAAGAGGTAGCATTTGGAAATCTTTCATTGCAACCCATGCTTTAGCATAATTATTTTTACCCCAGTCTTCTCCCATTGAGTGACGTGGTAAAGCATTTTGATCAAACATTATTACTGTTCCTAATTCATCTATAAGAATGTCAGCAATCTGGTTGTTAACCATATTGTATCCAACTTGATATGCTTTCATTAAATCTACAAGTGATGTAGATCTAGTATTTCTATCAGAAAATACTCTACCTTCAACAGGAAGTTTACATCCATAAAGTGTATTATTACCTTTGAATTGGAATGGTAATCTTCCAGGTTTAGTTCTATTTATACCTACATATATTGGGTTTATATTATCTCCCATAGTAGATCTCCACATAGCAGGTAAGTTTGGTCCAATCTTAACACCACCCCAAACTTCATTAATCCATATCCAGTCTATGTGCTCTCCTTGTAATAAATTCTCTTTTGTTTTATTCTTAAAGATAGATGTATCATATATAGGTTTTTCTGTAACTTTAAAAGTTTCATCAATTATTTCTTGAGTTACAGAACCATCTAATTCTATTTTAGTTAGATGCCCAACTCTTCTCTGAGTTTTCCAATATATTGTAGATACTCTCATTAAATTACCTTCATCTAATGGAGTCATATCTTCACTTTGATCTAGTATCTCACTTAGAATATCACCACCTACACCAGGATTATTCCAATAGTTACTTGTGTATTGTCTATATGCAAGACCTGGCATATTTGTATTCCATTCATGTGATCTTGTTGCGTCATAATAAGCACCATCATTTTGATACCCATTAACTTGATACTGTGCTGATCTAGCAGGATAAATTTTCTGTAATGACTTTAATTGTTTTTCATTCATCAAATATCCATATCTGTCAATAACGTCAGCTACAGTCATTAAATCAACCTTACCACAATAATTAGAATCAGCAATATACCTTTGATCAGGAGACTTTTGATAAAATGTTAATACTGGATTCCAGAGTTCTACATCATAATCATCTTCAAGCATACGGAAATGCCAAAACTCTCTATCAGAAATAAGCATATCTCTGAATGCTCTTTCTTCTAACTCTTGCATATGAAATCTTTCTTCATCCACAGCAAGCTGATGAGAAGCCCATTCTTCAACCATACTTCTATAATCCTTAGAAAAGAAGTCTTCTATCTCAGGTAATGTTTTAACATTTTCAGGCTGTAATTGTGCTTGTGCTTCTTTAGATCCTGGGTCCATACCCATCTCAATCATCTTTAATAAAAGATTAGCTTCTGCATCTGCAAGTAATGATTCCTCAATCTGCATTCTTTTTTCTTCTAACATCTCATTATAAGATGTATCATCTACAGCTCTGAATTGTACTTTAGAATATCTTTTAGCAAACTCACCAGTTAATACATTAATGACATTAGGAATAATAGGATAAAATTTTAATTCTAGAGCAGAGTCATTTTCTTGTGTTAATACATCCATTAACTCTTTGTAGTCATTATCTGGTTCTACTATGTAATCACTTTTATCAATTACACCTTTAGCTAACTTATAATTTTTAAGTAAACGTCTAGCATTAATTCTTAAAAATTCTATACCTTGTAACTCCAACCAATCTAGATTCCAAGCTGCCCAGTCATCTGTTTTCTTTGAATAAGGTAAAAACTGAGTTGGTTGTGTAAGACTAGAAAAAGTAGGCCCGCTCTCAGCTTTGGCACCATTTTTCATTTGCATTGCATTTAATACTCTCATCTAGATTCTTTTTGGCTATTTAATATTTTTAAAACCAGACCTTCTTATTTTTTGACCACCCAATCTTCTATTACGGCCTATATTCTTAAACGCACTGGTATACTTTAATTTACTTATTTTTTCTGAATTTACCAAAGAATCACTCTCTGATTCACGCCTTTTAGCATATCCTCTATTAGATTGCTGTATTTTTACAAACGCAACAAGTGCACCAAAGGTTACAAGTCTATCCACGTTGAGTCCAGGGTAGTATGCTAGCATTTCTTTTATAAGCATTGGATCTGGTATTCTTTCAACCCCTAATGTTTGTGTCATCACATTACCTTCATCATCTAATTCTTCATCAATTACTTCTCTAATAAATTCTATGGCATATGATATCAAATGACTTTTAAATAATGTACCTGTATTCTTCCAACCATATTCTTGATATACAGTTCTATTTGAACCAAGATCTTTTAAGAATAAAATCTGTTGTTTTGGTACAAGATATCTCTGCTTTTTTCTTGCTATCATATGCTGAATAAAAAGAGATATATTGTTTTCTACAATAGTCCAAGCATTATACCATTCTATAATTAATTCTAATCTTTCATGTGTTTTATTTATGTCATCAAATCTACCACACCATGATGCTACAATTTTATCTTTCTCAATAAACTGCTCTACATCTCCAGCTTCATTTGTTCTAGTTACTTCTGTTGCATTTTTATATACAATAATACTACACAATGAATCTGATGTTGTTGTTTTACCTTCTGACACAGGGTCAATTGATGCATAGTATTGACCAAATTCAGGACGTTTAGTAGCAGGTCTTTCCCATACTACTATAGATCCAGTTTTATCTAGTTGTTTTTTATTTACAGGAAAGTCTGATATAGGAAGTTTATTAGTTCTTTTTGCAATAATACCTTCTTGTTCTCTATCTAATTCTATAAGTTCATAAGGATATTCTTTCTCTTCTATCTTTTTCATTTGTTTAGAAAGTATACCTTGTGGAAATACAGATGCTTTTCTATAAGCAAATGCTTCTGCAATATTTAAAGGTTTCTGAGATATTCTTAATTGATACTGTTCTGGGCCTAATTCAGCCTTCCACCTTTCTCTTTCTCTAATAATAGCTTCTATAGCTTCTTCTATTTGAGAGTTACCAAATGAATCAATATAAGGGGGCATAGACCATTGTTCTGGTATAAATAGTCCTGCCATACCAATAGTGCCATCTGCGTCCATAAGATTAGTTTCTACAGCATATATGTCATTTGATGTAGGGTTCATTATCATTTCTTTTAATGGACCACATTGTTCCAAATCACCCACTGATCCAGCTGCTATAAACATACCAGTTGTCATCATACCAGAAGACATTGCAGGACGTAAGTATTCATATGTCTGCATCATCTTTGGAGCAATACCTGCCTCCTCATGAAAGAAATAAGTTGTTGGTCCACCTACACCTGAAGTTGCATTCTTTTCAAAAGATGCACCTTGTATTTTAGATTTAAGACCTCTAGATGTTTTTCTGTTTCCTACTTTAACTTCAATCTGCTGTTGCCATAGTAAAACTTTTTCAGGATTACTTGGTCTATACCATGCAGTATGTTCATTAAGAAATGTTTTATATTCTTCAAGAAACTTCCATGAACCTTTATCATTTATATAATCTTTTAATGATGCACCAATTTTACACGTACTACCTTCTTCAAACCAGTACGTATTAATTATCTTACCCATATGAAAGTAAGATGATGCAATCTGACGTTTCTTTAAAATTGCAGAGTGTTGATTATTTAGTTCTGCAAGCAGCTCATATAAAGCCATATGATATTGAGCATCTCTAACTTTAGCAAAACCATACTTCTTTTCTTCTTTATCAAAGATGGGTAAGAAGTTTAACCACATGTAATAATCTCTAGTTAAATACCATACTTTATCTTTGTTTTTATATATAACACCATTCCTACATTTGTTTTTTTGATCATCCCAATATGTCATAAAATCTTTTGACCTAAATGGTGCTGTACAGTATAAACCTTCTTCATTAAATTTTCTTGCCTCTTGATTAAATATTAAGCTTGTTTCATCAAACTCATATTTACCTGGCTCTTTAAATATATCAAAAACAAATTCATGGAATACCCCTTCATCATCAAATGAAGTAGTAGTCCATGAACCATTTTCATATGTAGGTATAATCCTACTCATACCTTATGATAGCAAATACATCACCTGCTTGAAGTAATAAATGTTCTTCTCCTTCATGCTTCATAGGTGTAGGCATTGCATGTTCTGCGTATTGAACTACATCACCTACTTGTATTTCTTCTACCTCAGCACCAACACCAACAACAGTACCTTTAAACTCTTTTTTTTGAGCTACTTCTGGAATAATTATTCCTGATGCTGTTTTAGTTTCTGCTGCTTTTCTTTTGATTAGTAGTCTTTTACCTACTGGAATTATTATCTGTCTCATATTATATAATTTTACCAAGATCCACTACCACCAAATGCTCCTAGGCCTTCACCTATTCCTGCAGCTGATGCATTACCACTTGTTCCCCAAGTTACTTGACATACACCACCATCTTCTGCACCAAATGCAACACCAAATGTTGTAGCTTTTAATAATGTATCTTGATTACCATAGTAGATAACACCTTCACATGTAAGATCACCTACACCTACTCCTCCTGATCCTCCTTGGAATTCATAAGAGTTTGTGCCATCATTGAACTCTACAGTTACGTGTGCATAAAATAAAAATCCTTCAACAGTAATTGTACAAGGATGACTAATAACACCATCCATGTCTTGTGTAAAACTTTGAGTAGGACGCATGTCTAATACTCTTTGATTACCATCAGAATCTGGTGTGTTAGGATTGATACCATGAGCAGCAAACCATTTTTCTGCTCTTTCTCTTTTTTGCTTTTTGTTCATAATATTGATTTTTAAATTTACAATTGGTCATAAGCTAAACCTGCACCACCACGTACAGAGCTTTCTTGTTCTTGTTTCATATCTGTGTATGCACCTTTATATGATTGTCTAATGCTTTCAAATTTAGCTGCAGCATTTATCATAGAGTTCATATTACCATCCCTACCATGTTCAATAGGGGTAACTTCCATATATCTAGCTAATCTATCTAACATTGCTTTGATACCTACGTATGCTCTATATGTTGGTGTTTCATACATTTTCTTACACATATCTAAAGCATATCTTATCTTACCATCTTCAGGTGATTCTTCTAATTGTATTTCTTCTATAATTATGTCTTCTTTCTCATGCTCTGGTAGATTAAAGAAAGGATTTAAATCAGGATCTGGACAGGATAAATAAAATATATATTGATATACTTGCATATGAGTATCTGGATATTCCTCCATTATATTTTTTAAAAAAGGTAGTGCATAACAATGTTCTGTTAAAACTAACTTACTGTTCTGTATATCAAATAATTTTACTATCATGCTTTTTTAATTTTAAGAAGTTTTTTAAAATCATCATAATTAATCTGTAATGTTATTGGTTCATTTTGACCATTAATAAATATGTCTGTGTAATCATCTTTAAACATATCTGTTGCTTCATGAAAGTATTGTTTACACCAAACAACTTGATCTAGATCAATCATAATTTTAGTATTCTCAAATCTAAAGTCAGTTGGTACTTTAGAATGTTTTGACTGTATAGCTATTGCTACTATAAATTCTTTATATCTCATTGGTTTTCTTTTAGCCACATAATAAGAGATCTAACTTCATCTTTTAAATATGGTAGTTCATACATTTTTATACTATCTAATACTGGTTCTCCATCTATGTGTTCATTGATAGGATATCCATTTTTATCTACACCTACTTGTTTAAATTTAACATGCTGTATAGTAAGCTTACCAACCTTCAGTTTAGGGTTGTGCTTTTTAATAATATACGCATAAATACTGAGTTGTAGATTATAATGATTAAGATTACAATCATCTAAGTGATTTATTGGTCTATACATCTTGTTAGTAATGCCTTCCCAATTAGTAAATCCTTTTTCTTTTATTTCTTTATTTGTTTTATAATCAGTAATGTTTATATAACCATTTACTATTTCAACTAAGTCTGCTTGTCCACACAACCCAGCAGACTTTAAATAAACTAAAAGTTCTGGATATACACCTTCTTCAAGTTTTTGTTCTGGTGCAATTTTGATTCCTTCATCATTAATTATAGGCTTAATGATAGGAACTTCCGTGCCATACTTTTGAATTGTTTCAAATTCAAGTATATCTGATTCTCTTTGATTATGATAGAAGTTACCTAATTTAATTGCTCTTTCTGTTTCTCCATCCCACGCAGCAAGTATATCTTTAGGTGTCATGCCATACCATTTAGATCTTTTATTTTTAGAAGACTTTTTTGCTTGACCTTCTCTATCAAACTTAGGTTTAAACTTTCCTATAAATGATGTAACGCTAGTCCATTTAATTTTATCTTGGTCACTGCTTTCATATACATGACCTTCTTCTTTAAATATAATTGCCATAATTATAGTGTTATTGTAGTATACCAGTAACCTTCTTGATTACATTCTACTGTAGTTACTTTTTCTTTATATATATAATTAATTTTCATCTTGAATTTGTTTATTTATTTCTTCTTCTTGTTCTTCAGTGACTACAGCATCCCATAAACCTTTTGGACATTCAGAAGATAATGATCTTGTTTTAAAACTTAAACTACAACCACAATCTGAACAACATGGCTGTGTTCCAGGTGCTAAACAATTATCACCTTTTGCATCAAATAAATTACATTTTATACATATTGCAAATCTATCTGTAGCTACAGCTTCTACATGCTCTTTTTTAAAAACACTGTTTAATATTCCAGCTGCTATTTTATCTCCATTTTTAAAGATATCTAAATATTTTTTCCAATCAGCCATTCCTAAAATCTTTTTTATTCTTTATATCTTTTAATATTTGTTCAAGTGCAGCTTCCATCTGATCTATATTAGTTTGAATATCTTCACTTTTTGCATAGCCATTGTATGTTCTTTTAGCAATATTTCCCAATAAACTTTTATTTTTCTTTATTGCCTTTTCAAGTTTTGCTTTTCTTAGTTCAAATGTTCCCAATCCTTCTACATAAATTCTTGGAAAACTTAAACTAGACAATTTCTTTCTTACTTTTGCATAATAAAAAGTAATAAAATCATCTACTACTTGAGGATGAACTCCAACCTCTTCAGCAATTCCTTTTTTAAACTCCTTGTGTGACTTGGGATGCATTGCCTAAAATTTTATAATCAAGTAATACCAAGCCTTCAGTTTGAACATTTAATTTTTCATTAATAGTTATAGTCTTTTTATTGTTACCTTTTTTACCTAACAATCCTTTCTTCTCTGCCTTTGTAATAGCATTTCTAGCTGATTGTGGGCTCTTAAAAATATCTAGACTTACCAAGTGTAAACAAAATTTAGTTAGTTCAATACCGGGAGTTTTAGCAAGTTCACATAAAAACTTAAGATCAGAATTAGTCACAAGTATATTATTAAAGAAACAATATGTAAGTATTTGATACTTTATTGATTCATTAATATCTACTTTTAATTTAAAATCTACTTTCTTTACTAATGCCATATTATAAACTCATTATCATATCAACCATATCTGGATGTGGATATATATCTGACTTTCCAGTTCTAACATTTCCATGGGTTAACAATCCTTTAACTTTACCTAAACAAGCATCCATCTGAAAGTCAAATGCTTTTGTAGGGCCATATTTTTTTATCCATTGTTTTAATCCCAATCTAATATCTATACCATCTCTTTCTCCAACCCATCTAATCCACTTTTCAGTTTCTTTGATTTGTTCTTCAGTATAGTTGTGCCAATGCATCTTACCTTTAAAGTGTTCAGGTAATTCACATATTTGATCTTCTCTACATACAGATCCTACATAAGTCTTCATTGTTTTACTATCAAGATAACCCATGTTACATATTTCAATACCTACTGAATGACGGTTCATATAACCTGATTTAGTTTTTCCTAAATGCCATCCTTGACATCCTGTAGGAAAAGCTTGAACCATTACACCATTATATTCATCATCACCATTTCTATGATTAACACCACCTAAAACAAACTCTGTGGCTACACGCCCTCTGCTATCTCTTCCCCAGTGATCAATGCATCTATAAGGATTTGCATTACCTGCTGTGTGGTGTAGAAATATGTAATCATTTTCTATAGGACCTTGAATATATTCTCCTTTAGGTAAATAATGCTTATGAATTATTTGATCATAAGGTGTAGTAAAATATTGACCATTGGTATCTGTATCTTCATCTATTGCTTCAGTTATTGCATTAGGTGTTTGTAAAAGTAATGTCCAAGTTTCTGAACCTACTATTCCATCAGGAGTTAGATTGTGCATTAACTGAAATCTAATTACATGCTTTTCAGTTTCAGCACCAAATAGCCCATCATTTTTTATCAAAAGATTTTGTTGTAATGTTTTAACATCATCACCCCTGTCACCTTTTTTTAGAATTCTCATAACTATTCTACATTAGATGCAGCTTTCTCCATAGCTGCTTTAAAATCTTTTTCATCTTGTGTAGGTCCTTCTGACTCTTTCTGTGCTGCTGCAGCCTGTGCTAAAAATAGTTGAGCTTGCAATCTTTCAGCTCTAGCTTTATCAATAGTAGCTAGTAATTCCTCATACTCAGCTTGTGCAGTTAAGTGTGGAATATTATCTTTATAGAACTTTGTGATTTCCTCTCTACGTTGAGCCATCTCTTCTGGACTCATTTGAGGATCTTTATCCTGTAGATCAGGATTTAAATTTTTTACGTCTGCCATTTTATTTGGTTTTAAAAATTAAACATATTTACAAATATATATAAATAGTTTAAATTTCAAAAGTTTAATGGCTTTTTTTTATGAGGACGGAGGATTTAATGGATTATTTTCAATTAGAGTTATGAAATTGACTAAATCCGATTTAATATATGTCTTAAAGTTCATTGCATAGTTTTCTACTGGCCAGTTATCATTGATTATAGTACTACTATCTGGAGTAATAAAAGGAGAACTATTTTCTACTACCTTGTAAAAAGTGTACCTTTCAGGAGTACAACAATCATCCTGTATTTGTTTTACAAATCCCAATTCTATTAAGTCTGCCTCTGTCATAATCTACCATTTTACCTTGTGTGACCAATATCTTGCTGATAGTTTAGATGGTTTAGCATCTTGAGCATTATGTCTAGCATAATAAGACTTTTTTCTAGCTTTATCTTTTGCTGACTTAGGGTTTTTACCTGCACCCTTTACACCTTGCTGACCAAAACGTATAGTCTTTACTTTATCTCCTACCTTGGCTACTACCACGTGAGATTTAGTTTTATGGTTAGGAGTACGCTTTGGTTTGTTATAACCAGATACACCTGCTCTTGCTAATCTTGGATCTTTCTTCTTTGCCATAACTATCTTTTTTTCCCTTTATGCAACCCGTGAGATGCATGCTGTTTTCCCTTTCTAGTTGCAGCACGCTTCTTTTTATTAGCAGCTGCTAGCTTAGCTCTACCTTTCTTAGTACTTTTAAGCTTTTTGATGGTAGCAGAAGGAGCATATACTTCTCCTGTCTCAGAGCTTTTCTTGCCTGAAGGAGTTCTCCACTTCTGTTTAGTCCATCTATCTAGACTTTTTTGTTGTTTTGTCTTTGCCATTTCATTACTTCTTGCTTTTATAACCTCCACCAGCAGCTTTATATTTTTTAGCTAACATTTGAGCTTTACGTGCTGACCACTGTCCAGGTCTTCCACCTTTGCCTCCAGCTTTGATTTGATTAAACAATCTTTTACGAAGTGTTGGTTTAGTATAATTACCTGAACTATTTACGGTGCTTTTACCTTTTTTTGCTTTTTTTAGTGCCATAATTATTGATTTATAGTTTCCGGATATAATCTATGCAGTACATCTCTTATCCTAGCACATCTCTCATACTCTTCTAATTCTACATAGAAAGCAATCATATTTTCTAGTTCCTCTAGTCTTGGGCCATTATCAGGATCAAAAGCCATCACGGCCTCATGACCATGCTTAAACTTCTTACCAAGAAGATCTTCAAATGTAATTTGATTAGTTAATACTAAATAAGAATTCTCATATGCTGTCTCTAGCAATATTGCATCAAGTTGCATTTGTTCTATTTCAGTCAGTCCATTATCTTCTCCGTGATTGTCATCCCATTGTGCCATGTTCTATTATTTAAGTTATACTGCATCTATAAGAACAATATACTGAATTTCCCCAACCTATAAAAATTTTTGACCCAGAACATATACCCCCTATCTGGCAAAAATGTTTCTGCATCCCCCACGGGTCTGGCAAAATTGTGTGTTTGGCATAGGCAAAAGGTTATATAAAACTGCTCCCCGCCTACTAGTTGTGGTTGGGTCACCCCCCGTAATTATCCACACTAATATTAATACCTAAAACTTTTACACATGGTATACTTTAGAAAACTGAATGTTAATGAGTCTACAGGCTCTGCAACAATCATCGTGAGCTCAGCTCCAATGTCAAACAACAAGACTACTCTTGCTGGTCTTCCTGTAGCAACTAGAACACAAGGTGACTTGTCCTTTGGTGTTCTATCCTTAATAGACCCTGAAACCAATCAGGTGATGAGGGCAGACCACCCAACAATCAAGGCCTTACAGTCTAAACTGAACCTTGGTGATGAGATGCCTGGCTTCAAGCTTAGTGAGCAAAGGGTTGTGAACCTAGCCACAGGTGAAGAGAATGAGAACCTCTTCTGGGTTGAACAAGCCTAGATGAAGTACAGAGGGAGGGACTTAACTGCTCCCTTCCTCTTCTATGTCCCTTAAGGGGCAAACTTGTACCACTTACAAAGCTCTCAACCCTTACTTGACTGTTTAAGGGTTCAACTTGAGTAAACCTACAAGAACAACAGGGTGTGTGTAACAGCACACTCTGTTTTTAATTTCTCTGTTAATGTTCATACATTTTTTTGAACTTCTCCCTTCCTATTACTTGTGTTGCTTAATTATGCTGCTATCCTTAACAGGTGAGGCAGGATAAAGTGTTGCGTAAATCCGGAACAGAGCAGGAGTGAAAGCCTGTAGCAACACAAAACAAAGGGGATTAACTTCCCTTTTGTTTTAATGTTGTATCTCATACATACATACATTTTTTTTATTTCTTTAACTTCTCCCTTCCTATCCATAGTGTTTAACCAAATTTAAATTTATATTATTATGAAACATTCAGTTTATTTTAGAAAGCTCAACATTAATGAGAACACAGGTAGTGCAACTATCATTGCATCAGATGTACCACTTATCCAAAAACAAACTACATTAGCCGGTTTACCAGTGGCAAGTAGAACTCAGAACAACATTACATTTGGTGTGTTAAGTCTTATAGACCCAGAGACAAACCAAGTAATGAAGGCTGATCATCCTACTATTAAGCAGCTACAAGCTAAGCTTAACAGAGGTGATGAGATGTCAGGTTTTAAATTATCTGACAATCCTGTAATAAACCTAACAACAGGTGAAGAAACAGGTATGTTTTGGATAGAAGCTGTGTAATGTGGCTATGATTTAGTAAACCTTGTGCAAATGCTAACAAATCAGTTAGTTTTGCACTTGGTTTTTTATTTAAATGTGTGTATTGCATAATAAATGTGAGGCCATATTCCCACAAAATACCACCTTTTACCACTATCATTACTTTTATATCACATTAATATATTAATATAGCTAACATTAATACAAGTGTAGCTATTACACTCAACAATATAACAAAGGTAATATTATGTCTCTCTATCTATAGGATAATAGACATAGTACCCGCAATATTTAAATCATTATGTCAAATAATATATCAGAATTACAAGTATTAAAATCAGCAGCAGGTTATTACATAGGTCGTACAGAAGATGGTATGCCTTATAGCCGTGAATCAATGTATTTTAAAACAAAAGAAGAAGCAAAAATAAAATTAAAGAATTTAAAGAAAGTTGGTTAGTGCACATAACCACCATCCCTGTAAACTATTGAGGTGAAATACAGAAATAAGAATAGGATCTGTACTTTCTTTATTATAATAGGTTCTATAGAGTTACCTATGATCAAAAAACTCTTGACACTGATCAGATGCATATGATCACCGTTTAAAAGGAGATACAATAGAATTCAGCCTTTAATGTGTAACCGTGTCCTATAAGAATGGTGAGAATCCATACAACGTTTAATATATACCGTGGCTTATGTCTTGTCTTGAACAAGCATTAGTGTCTATAGAATATATTTGGCTGCTTATAGTCATTAGGATAATCCTGGTAACAGGGGTAAAGTTTATTACAGAGGATTAAAACAGCTCTGTGTAGGCGTTGCATCAGCAATCCATGTAAGCAAGGTAGCAACCACAACAATAGCCGTATGGTGGAGTTGTGATTCCATTTGTCAGTGGAGTTGAGTGTGAAAGCACAATAGGGGAACTACTAGGTAATGAAGAGAACTATAGGTATATAGCAATCTTTGTTATTAGTGTAATAGATGTGGTAATAGCATCTTGAATCACCGTGGATAGACATATCTACACTAGATAGTTGTACTGTATTGTCCCTCAAAAAGGGATGATAGGTAGCATTCTCATGCACTATCTGGATTTTGACATCTAGTGATCTTAACTAAACAATTAAGAAAGCTAAAGTCATGAGACATCTAGTAAGGACAATTACCTTATCACCTTGTAATATAGGTGGACCATAGATCCGCAAGATCTATAGTAAGATGAAGTTTAGTTCTACATAACAGCAGGGGATGTTGTGAACCGTACCAGCGGGTGTGAATGAGATGAATTCTATAACTTACTTGATGAAAGCCTGGTAACGCAGTATAAAACGTGGTAATGTTGTCTACTATGCAGTAATGTATAGTGTGTATAATACAAGGACACTTGTTATAACGGCAACTGAAATGGTCACATACTCAGCCATTTCTTTATTTTTTTATTCACCACTTAAATTTAACATTATGAAAAAAATCATTTATTTTATGATCATGCTATTTATAGCAGGTCCAATTGTACAATCATGCAGTTCTTCTAGGTCTTATTGTAAGACATCTAAAAAGAAAATGAAACCAGTTAAATGCTGGAATGCAAAAAAACAAAAGTATACCAGATGTTAAGGTACATATCAATATTCCTTCTCATAGTTGGCATAACGTCATGTGAGAAGGAGCCTTTTGATATAGAGGTACAACCACCATCTGATACATTAACTATCTATACTATGATAACTGATTCATATGTATATGATCCTGCTACCAATATAACAACTGTCACTTATAGGTATTCTGCTTGGGATAGCTTTGATATGCCAGTGTATATATCTAATTGGTTAGCAACTAATCCGTCTAGTACAACCCAAACTGATTGGGAAGACTGGGCATTAGATTCAACAAATAGTAATCCAGATTATTATATATATACAACGGCTTATTATTTAGGTTTAAGTCAGATAAGTTATTATGATGCTGACTATAGATATAATCAAGAAAATAAATCAGACTTAATTGCTAATGGTGATTCAGTCATACAACTTTAATATTATGCAGAACATTTTAAAATCATTAATCAAAATTATATACGTAGTAGTATTACCTATAGCATTTATAGTTAGTTCATACTATGTTTTAAATAAGTATGAAGTAAGTACAGGCTTACTTGTAGGTATAACTCTTATTGGTGCAGCACTAATAGCTAATGCAGTAATGTATTTGGTATTTATGTCCAAGGTTAAGATGTTACCTAAAGCAACTGTAGATATAGTTCCTATATTTGGGTTTGCATTTGGAGTAGACCCACATGAGAATCCTGATAGAATATCTTGGTTATTGCTTATACCGTTTGTAAGTATAGAGTTTAGCTCTAAAAGATGAACAGTAGTTCATACAAACAGTACCAGTAGTTAGTTATAGTATATAATTACTACTGTAGTTAGGCCTTGTGAAGTATTGGTTAAGTAAGTGGTGACCAGAGTGGATAGTAACAAAGCTCTTTTGAGTGGAGTTACTATCCCATTCTTTTACTGCTCCCTTCCTAACCTATGCAGTCAATCAATTTAAAATCAATTAAGAAATTATGGCAAATAAATTTAAAATCAATGAGGACATAGTAGAAAACATACTAAAGAATGTGTTATTTCCTAAAGGTCCAGTAAATAGTAAGCATATCTTTGACATATTGATGAGGGAATTACCTGATCATGCCAAAGAAATTATATTGCATCTTAGTTTAACAGAAGAATTATATGAACCAGTTAAGATTGGTGATTATGTAACCTTAGAACCGTTAAGCTATCATGCAGGATCTGAATTTGAATGGGATATACTTGAAGACTTGGGCTTATTGCCTGGTAATGGTAGAGTATATGCAAAGGTTATTGGTGATTCATCATGGGGAAATGAACCTTTTAATCCATTCTATAGTAACATCAAGGTAGAAATGTTCTATCATGATGAAGATAAGAAGGTAAAGATGAAAGAACATCAAGTTAGTCCGTTAGAATTAATTAAAGTTAATGAGTCAGATATAAAATATTTTGATATCTTAGACACTGAAGTCTATATTGACCCAACAACTGATGAAAACTTTGCAGAAAATGCCTAAATTATCTATAGAATTAGTCCAAGGAGAGCAAAAGTCATGGTCTCAAATGAATGAAGCATTAAAGTATGCAGATGGTAATAGTATACCATTTGGTAAATACATGAATGATAAGTTTAGTTTGAATGATCCAGTATTAGATAAAGAACTTGATACTGCTATGGCTATGCTTATCCTGCTAAAAGATCATGTTAAAGAATTCAGAGACTAGATTTGGAATTGTCAAATATAAAGTCTTATCAGATCCAAACTTAAGCATACAAGCTAAAGGACTATACAGTCTTATAGCCTGTTATGCTGATAAAAAACGTGAGGCATATCCCTCTGCCTCAACACTTGCTGACTCAATGAATGTATCTCAAAGATATATATTTAAGCTTTTAAAAGAGCTGAGACAGCATAAATACATAAAAAGAATAAATGGTAAGTTAGTTATTATATAAATGATAGCTATATATATGCAATTTATTTTTGAATTTAGATTATAATTTCTTATAATTAGTGAGCCAGGGTAAGTAATATTTATATCTTTGTTAGAGATATGATAATTCAACTACCAAATGGCCGTATAATTGAGTGCTCTGTAGAGCAATACCTTTCATTAACTGATGAGGAGGTACAAGATCTTAATGGTTTAAGTTCAGCATACACAAAAGAAGTGGTCAATCCTTTTTATAATTCATTCTCAGGTAGAAAAACAGTTATCATAGACTATGAACTAGAGTTCATAGATGAAAATGAACCTGCACTAGATGAGATTGAAGCATATGAGAAGCTTGAAGACCCGTATTTTCATTCAGATGACATATAGTCATCAATAAATCAATTTAATAACTTTTTAAAATTTAAAACAATGCAAAGCAAAGTCAATGTATGTGCAGATGACATGGGTAATGTTATCATTCAATCAAAGAACAATCCAGAATATGGTTATGTTAGACTACAACAAGACAGAGTTACATTTGGTAACAATGGTTGGGTCAAAAAATCAAACGTATCTACCTTATTGTTAGGTAAGATAGATGACTTACAGTCACTAAACTTTAAAGCAGGAGATGAGATAGCAGGTAAAATTGTAATTAGAGAGCAATTAGAACCATTTAATGCTAATGATCCTGAGAGAGATTATAAATATGCAGGTGATACTGGTATTGTATGCTGTGTAGATGGTCAACCTATTTATAGGAAAGCAATGTTTACTGCTGATGCAACAGCACAAGACGTGCTGATAGCTCACACTAATGGTTCAGACATTAGAGAAGCTAATGGATCAGCTAGTATATCTAGTATGACTAATGGTAAAGTTGCTGCTGCAACTGTAGAACAAGCTTTTGATATAAAAGATGAGTCTACAGAAGAAGAAGCAACTGAAGATGTTGTTGATGAGGTAGAAGAAGTTGTAGAAGAAGAGGTAGAAACCTTTGAACTATAAGCTTAGTTTTCATGTGTAATTGGGGCTGTATAACTTTTGTTAGAGATTGTTATACAGCCCATTTATACTTTGACTGCTCCCTTCCTCACGGAGGGATTCACCCTATTACTTAATCAATAACAACTAAATCATGCTATCTCAAGAACAACTAGACATATTACTAGAACAACAACACAAAGAAAATCTTTCCAAAAGGGAAGAGCGTTACCACTACTATGGGATATTAGCTGAGTATCAGCTACATCCACCTTCATTAGTAAACTCTTTAAGTTACACTAAACTAAATCCGTATCAACATTTTTTGTTTAAACGTGTGCTTCATGGCCTCAAGGTTTATAAACCTGAAGAAGTTAAGAAGCTACACTGGGACAAGAAACGTAGAATAACTAAGGTTTGGAAACGTGGACAAAGAGAGATCAATGCTTGGAAACAAACTATTTGTAATAAGAAAGTAAATGCTTATCTTAGCAATACATTCAAGCATTCACCACTAGCACTGTATATAGCAAGTATACCTGCTGAAGAAGTATTAGATGATTATACTAATACAATGAGTTTCAAGGAGTTAGGAATAACTTATGAAGATGTAATACTAAAATTTATGTCTCTGGGATTATTACCTAAGAACTATTTAACTTTAAAACATGAGCATTAAAAAAGTCTCAAAAAAAATGTCTAAGATAAATGCTGACTACACTAAAAAGCGTAGGAAGTTTTTACAAGACAATCCTATCTGTCATGCAAAGATCCATAAGTGTTCTTTGCATGCTACAGATGTACATCACAAACATGGCCGTGGTGTATTCCATTTGGAAGTATCTACATGGATGCCAGTTTGCAGAAACTGTCATATGTGGATAGAAGAACATCCAGCTGAATCCTATGAATTAGGATTTTCAGGCTCAAGATCATAACATTATGGTCCCATAGCTCAACTGGATAGAGCAACAGCCTTCTAAGCTGTAGGTTCTAGGTTCAAATCCTAGTGGGATCACAGATGGCCGGATGATGGAAGTGGTAGACATGACAGACTTAAAATCTGTTGGGTAGTAATACCCGTGTGGGTTCAAGTCCCACTCCGGCTACCAGGACTCTTAG